GGTTCCGGCTGCGCCTGTAACTGTGCCGCCGATGGCCTTGCTGATACTGCCGGTGATGCTGCCGAGGATGCTTTTAAACCCGCCGCCGATCCAGTCTGTCAGAGCTTTTGACAGGCTTCCGATCAGGTCATTCCCCATGTTCCGGACAATATCGGTGAAGGCGTTCTTCATATGCCGGAAAGCCGCGCCGAGATTGCCGTGCATGATGTCGCTGATAAAAGCCGTGCCGATATCTGAAAATGCCTTATTGGCCGCTTCCGCCGCAGTTTTGAAGTGGCTTTCGATTGAAAACCTGATGCGGTTCATGGTTCCGCCCTCGGCCACTATCCCTTGCGCATAGGACTCCCACTCGCCGCCCATCACGGCCAGGGTCTGAGCGGTCTTAAGCTGAGTCTCATCCAGATAACCGCCGTATCTGGCCTTGACCATGGCCATGACGCTGGCGTCTTCAGTCTCGCCCTCCTTGACTATGTGATCGGCGTAAGCCTCCCAGTCCAGCCCCATCTCCATTAGCTTCTTGACCTGCTGCTGCTGAGTGGAGTCAAGGGCTTCGCCGTATTCATGCTTCAGGTATTCGAGGTAGTCATCCACCTCTTTTTTCTGCTTTTCTTTTCGCTGTTTGTCTCTGATGACAAAGCCGTCCTGCAGAGCGTCAATTTCACCCACCGCCTGAGCATGGTCTTCGACTATAGCTTGGTCGGCTTGGCTGGCCACATCTTTTACTTCACCCATCTGGCGGCGGAAGGTCTCTTTCATCGAGTCCCACTTGGCCGTAATCGCATCGGTAATACTACCGGCAGAGTCTCCGATGTCGCTGAATATCTCTCCAATCTCCGGCAGTTCCACGCCGAGCTTGTCGAGAAGCCAGCGGAAAGATTCGTACATGGCCCCGATGACGGTCTTCACTTTGTCCCAGATGTAGCCGAAAACCGTTTCCACAACCTGCCAAATGTTCTGGAAAGCCGAAATGTAAAAATCCACCACCGGCGAGAAAAATTCCCACATGGCCTGAAGGACGCTCTTGACCTTCTCCCAAATGAAATTCCAGACCTGTTTTGCTACCTCCCATATCGATGAGAAAGCCCCCTTCATAGCCTCGATCACCGGCTGGATGATTTCGATGTAAAGAGTCTGCATCCCAGCCGCGAGTTCATCCCAGTATTTGATAATCAGGTAAACCGCTCCTGCAGCCGCTGCGAGAGCTATTCCCCATGGCCCCATCAGAAAAGCAGACACTGCCTTGATGCTGGTCAACAGCGTGCCGAAGGCTGTTACCAGTGATGGGATTGCCGTAGCACCGAGGAGCAGAGTACCTATCGCTGTAGCCAGGGTAGCAAATGCCGCCGCTCCTATCGCCAGGGCTTTGGTCAGGTTCGGATGCTCCTTGAGAAAAGTCCGTACCGTCTCAGTCATGTTTTTAAACGCCGTGGCCGCAGCCGCCACGAGAGGGACAAGGGCTTCCCCGATGGTCTGAGTCAGGGTGATGAAGGACTGCTTCATCTGAGAAAGCGCGAAACCGGTCTTGTTCACGCCCTCGGTCTGGGCCTTGAAGGCTTCCTCTGTAGCGCCTGCGGCATTTTTCATGTCTCCAAGTTTCTTTGTAAACTCCTCTGACTGTTTGCCGGTGAGGGCAAGAGCAAGAGTGACGGCCTCGGATGATCCCAAAAATCTTTGCATCCCGATTCCGGTTTCCTTCTGCTCTTTGGCCACAAGATTCAAGGCTCCCTGCAAGCCTCTGGCTTTCAGCATTGCCTCGCCGTTTTCGTAACCGTACTTATTGAGCAGTTTCGTCATATCTTCAGTCGGTGTCATCAGAGCGCGGAGAATCCCGGCAAACTGAGTCGAAACCTCAGCGGCTTTTCCGGTTGCTCCGGTGGCGGTGGCAAAGACCCCGGACACCTCCTCCAGGCTTACGCCTAAAGCGGCGGCGTTCGGAATTACTCTCCCGATACTCGCCGCTAACTGCGGGAAATCGGTAACCCCCTGTTTTACTGTCATGAAAGCCAGATCGGAAGCTTTCTGACAGGCTTCCGCAGATGAATCGCCGTAGCCTTTGGTTACAGCGACTAAAAGATCAACAGCCTCTTTAGTGGTTGATGCTCCTGCGGCGGCGGCCTTATTCGCTATCTCCAATTTTTTCACGGCATCTGCGGAGTCTCCAAAAGCCGAAACAACCTGATAGGCTCCCTGGACCATTTCGGCGCTGCTTTTGCCGTACTGGACTGACATATCCTGCAAGGCATTGCGCCATTCTTCCAAACGTCCGGCATCTCCGGGAATTAAAGTTGCGAGATTGGCGAGTTCTTTGTTGAAGTCGATGGCCGCTTTCGCGGCGCCGCCCATCGCCGCCCCGACAGCGGCGCCCACAGTGCCGAACACCAAGCCGATCTCGCGCAGCTTGGCCTTGTTCTTCTCGATGCTGTAAACCGCAGCCTCGAAAGAGCCGGAAGCCTCCTTGTTCTTCCGGATGAACTCCTCGTACTCGGCCTTCAGCCTGACCAGAAGATTTCTTGCTACAATGTCCTGTGCCATATCCGCTTCAGTTCATAGAGGTTGGTCTTATCTGAAAGGCGCGCAAAGCGGCGATACCGGCCCTGCGCTGCCTGATCGCGTCCTCAACGTCTATCGCCTCACCCTGCTCAACGCGTTCGGCGATAAACATAACGGCTATATCAAAGTCCAGGGCCTTATGCCGATCGGCTATCCCGATCATTGCTGACGGCCTCTGAGCGTACCGCCTTGCCGCCCTGTCCACCGCGATTACCAGGTTTTTGCTGCGCACGAAAGGGAAGCATCTCAGCTGCCCCCTCCTTCACGCTCTGGCTGAAAATCTCGGCAAGGTCTTCGAAATCGATCAGCATAACGTCAGCCGCGTCCTCGTTCTCCGGCTCGAAAGACAGTTTCGGCTCCACCACTGCCGCCACAGCGGCCTTCCGGAACAGGGTCAGCATGTTCTCGATCTGCTTCTCGGTTACCTTCGCCCACTCGAATTCCATGTCTTTCGGATCCACAGGCCGCAGGAACGCATCCGCAGACTTAAGAACCTCTCCCACCAGAGCCATGGGGATATGCCCGATGGCCGCCAGGTCAAAGAGGCTCATCACCTTTACCTTTACCACCGCTCCGGAAGGCAGTTTAACTGTCCTGACCTGCTGATTTTTCTTTGTCCACTCGGCGGCGGTGGAGACCGCCATTTTTTTCTTACTCAAAATTCCCTCCTGTTATGATCAGGCAGCAGCGGATACATCGCCCAGCACGAACAGCTGCTTGCCCGCCTCTTTGGTGTCGTCCATCAGGCCGTGAAATTCCACCGGCACGACCCGGATGTCGTCCAGGCTGTAAGACTTGCTGAACTGCGGGCGCGGGAAAGCCTTGTGCACGGTGATCTTTTCATTGGCATCCTCCGAAAGAGTCCCTGCTCCGTCCGCGCACGGCGTCAGGACAAGCTCTCCGGCGTCGGCAACCGATACCTGCTTGCCGCCGAACTCCACCTTGACCTTCTGGCCGTCAACCGTCTTGCTGCCGGTGACCAGCAGGTCGGCCAGCTTGGAGAGCTTTGTCTCCGCCATCGGGACTGATATGACAATCCGTTCGCTCTGGACTTTGTTGTCCACCAGCAGAGTGCTCTGGTCAACCTCGATATCCTTCCAGTTGACTGTGTGGTCGACTTTGACGCCTCCCTTGAAGAAGCCGAGGTCAACCCCCTTGAAAGTCACCTGGCAGGGACCGTACTCGAAGTTCAAACGATCTCCCTGAATCTGACTCATCTTGACTATCCTCCGCGTTTGAAAAGTTTATCAGCGATCATCTGGATGACCGCTTCTCTCGACTTGTCCAGGCCGCGCCTCATAAACGGCCTGGCCTTGATCCTTGTGCTTCCGTCTTTGTTCTCAGTGCCGTACTCCAGAAACCTTGCATAGAAGGGCCTGCTCACCACTCCGGTAACGAGCGCGCCCTTGCTCTTGGTTACCTTGCCCACCGGCCCGGTCTCTCTCTTGAGCCTTTCAGTCCTCTGCTTCCAGGGATTTTCGGGCAGGTCGTAGACCAGTTTCTGAAGCTCCTCCTGGACGTTTCTGTCGATCAGTTCGGCAGCCTCAAGCAGGGCATCCCTGAACTCTTTCGAGTCTCCGATCTGAGACATATCCTCGATCACAGCCAGGATGCCGTCCGCTCCGATCACGTCAAGCTCAATCCCGTCAGCCATTGTTTCCTCTTCTTAAGTCCATATCGTATGAGCAGATGTATCGGAAAAGGTCGTTGTTCTCCGAGTCCAGCGGAGTGGGGCCGGAACTTCTCTGACTGCTCATGCAGAAGACCTCGCTGTTCAGCGCCTTCCGGCAGAGTCCGTCAAGAAGCCGGTCGGTGTTGCGCATGAGCTTCAAGGCATCCTTCGGATGAACATGCCTGGCCCACACATCAACCACGGCATAATCCATATCGGGAACACCGGCGTCGCTGCTGCCGCCAGTCCTCGCAACCATCAGCGCAACCGCCTCGCAGCCTTGAGGGAACTTCCCGGCATAGACCGGAATTGTTTCGTTGCCGCCTCCCGCGACCGAAATCATGTTAGCGGTCAGGTATTCCTGCAGAGCGGTTTCAACATCCAGGATCATGGGCTGCCGCCTTACGAGGTCTTCTTGTACACGATCACAAACGTCAGGCCCTTGACCGTGGGAGCGGAGCCCGGGCAGACGTATTCGGCCTGAAGCTGCTCCGAGGAGGAGATTGCCGCATACTTCTCGTTCACCTCTCCCATGTCGTAGAACTGCCCCTTGACCATGTCTGTGCCGCCGCCGTAAGGGCCGTTGATGAACCCGTCGACCAGAATGTTCCCGGAGCCGTCCTTGATCAGCACCTGAGTGTAGTCTGTGTCGCTGTCTGCATTGACGGTCTCGGACTGGCCGAAGAACACCTTCTGCACCTCGATATCGCAGTGAGGCTGGAAAATCGGAGACTTCTTCGCTCCGCCGTCAGCATCCGCGATATCGCCCGCGTTCACCACCGCGTAGTAGTACTGGTCGGGAGCAGAGCCGCTCATCTTGCCGTCAACGTCCACGTTAAAGGTCTCTTTGCCTCGATACCTGACGCTCAGGTGATCGCGCTGGAGGTGATCGGACTCGATCAGGCCGTCAGTGCCCGCGTCTCCGGCAATCAGCCGGAAGACGTTGTCCTCCGCATCGCCTGAAGCCGGTACAGGCTGGTCGATCTCGAAGGTGATCGAGACCACCACGCCGGAAAGCGCCGCTCCGTTGCCGGTCTTTATGCACTTAAGATAAAGGCTCTGACCGGCGGCGAGCTTCTTCAGAGTTTCATCCAGGCTGGCGAAGTCCCGCGGCACGTGCTTGCTGAAGCCCTGGGAAGCAGTTGAGAGCGAAGCCACCGGAGCGGACGAGACCGAGTTGTAAATGCCGACAGTCTGATAGTGCGAGGCGTCCGCGCTGACGCTGGTGTCCACTCCGATTGAAATGTTGGTGATCATAACATCATGCAGCGCGCGCAGCAGCGGGAAGCTGAAAGCGTCGCTGTCCGCGGCCAGGTCTCCCAGGCCGAGCGAGACATAGCGTTTGGCCCAGCCTGAGGCGGTACGGATAAAGCCGTCTTTGGTAAGAGCGAACTTCTCCGCGCCGTTCCTGTAATGAGCGAACACGTCCCGGTCGTTGTGGATGTCGATCACCGAAGCCGGGTCATTGCCCAGGGTGTTGACGAAATTCAGTGCAGGCATATCTGTTTACCTCCTTACTCGGCGTGCTGGTATTCAATCAGAAATGTCAGGCCGCTCAGGGCCAGGCCGCCCGCAGTCTTGGCGAATGCTGCATACAGGTAGTCGCCCGCCGCCAGGGTCTCGTTGGTGATCGAACCCATGTCCGTCCAGACGGCCTGAGCAAGTCCGGGATTGGCAGCCGGGGTCTGAAACTGAGCGACCTGGAGATCATCCGACCCGCGCTTCACCGTGATCGTCTGGCGGTTGGTCGTGCCGTCGGCGGTGTCCTCGTCTACGCAGAGCTTGATTCCGGTGACGGTCACGCTCCTGGTAAACTTCAACAGGAAAGGCTCGAGCAGATCTGCATCGGCCACCACATCGCCGTAAGGAACCGGCGCCTTGCGCTTGGCGTCGCCGCCGCCGGGATCGGGCAGGCCATTCTTGTCCACAGAGAAAACCTCGCTGCCGTTCTTCTTGTAGACGATAAAGTCTCTGTCCGCGCCTGCTCCCGACCCCTGGTCAGACCGGATAACCGGCCCGGAACCTGCAGGCGCAATCAGTTTCAGGTTGGATGTCGACATGATTATCTGTTCTCCTTTCTCCGAGTCCGGGTGCTTCCGGACTGCTGCCGCTTCTTTTCGCGGCTTATTCTGGCAGCCTCGGCTGCGACCACCGGATTGGCCAGGGCTTCCTCCTTCTCCGCCCCTTTCAGTTCTCCGCTGGCCAGCGCCTTAGCCGATCTTAACCTGCTTTTCATTGTACGGCCTCCTTCTGGCTACTCGGTATTTCCAGCAAAGCACCTCACCTGTCAGGCTGGACTTGAGCGGGATCTTCGTTACAACCGCATACTCGTAGCCGTGATATACAACCTTGTCGTCAATCGAGATTTCTTTCACCAGATAAAGCTCTCCGCTGATCGCCGCGTCCTGCCCCGCCGCATCTCTGACAATCCTGCCCTCCTGGTCAACGAACCAGCACCGCAGTTCCGGAGACTGAGGCGTGTACTCGAACTCCCCGTGAACGTCAGGCTTATCGCTTCTGAGCAGATGGATGCAGTCCTCTATCATCATTCCCCTGATCATCTTGACCTCTAATCCGGCGACAGGAATCCGGCAGGCCGGGGAACCAGCGCAAGGTACTGCGCTATGCCTTCCCCGAAGCTCAGCGATATCCCGCCCCGGCCGCCCAGCTGCAGTTCTTTCAGCATTGCCGGGTTTTTCTGCAGGTAAAGGGCTATCTGGGCCTCTGCCAGCAGAACAGCCTTGAAGGACTGGTGCTCGCTTGTGAATCCGTACTTGTACCTGATCAGGATATTGTCAAAGCCCTCCGGCAGCCCGGCATAGACATACACTTCGCCCTTCTGCTTCCGGACTTCGTAGTCCGTTCCCGCGACCTGATCTACCGCTCCGGAACCGCTGTCGATGGTGAAGGACAGTATCTCCACAATCGGCCTCTTGAGCATCAGTGAACTCTTCCCGGACTTCCCGGAGAAGACCTCCGTAACGGTGGTCTCCTCCCACCGATAGGGGCTGTGCTGGTCGATGATCGACCTGGCCGCATTGAGAAGTTCCGGGCGGACTTCCTCACCCGTGATGTCCTGAGCAGAATTTGAAGTGTTGTAAGGCATGCTCCTTTAATCCCTCGAAAGAGCTTTTATCCTGGTAACAACGACATCATGGCCGGTGTTGGCCCTGCCGTAGACCACCGGCTGAATATTGCTTGCCGGAGTTGCCGACACTGTAATCCTGGCCGTCTCTCCGGGCGCAACGTGAACGCTGTCCTCAATGACGGTGATATTGCCTGCCGCCCCGCCAGCCCACCAGGTCCCGTCCCGGATTCTGTAGCCCACGCCGAACGCGCAGGAATCGGACGCCGCTGCGGTCGCAGTTATCAGCCAGGCTTGATGCTCTCTTCCTCCGCTGATGGCAGGGAAGTAAATCGTATCAGCCGCGCTCCCCAGGGTGTCCGTGCTGGTGACGATCTGCGCATAGGTCGGCCTTGCCGCGTTGCGTCGAAGCTCAAGCTTGAATTTCTCTCCGGCAGTCAGCTGCCTTGAGTGGTCAAAGACCAGGCTGAAGACGCTGTCAGCGACCGTTCCGCTTTTTGGAATCCAGAGTTCGGCGTCGGTGCGCACAGTCTGCGTATAGTTCACCGGAGCGCTGCCCTGCCTGCCCGACACCTTCAGAACTATGTGCAGGCTGTCGATTACGGAATCCACCGCGCCTTCCAGAGTCATCTCCGGCATAATGTCCGGGTCGCGCTGGAGGGTGAAGCTGGACAGCGGTTCTCCGGAAATGTTTCCGCCGCTGAACTCCTTTACCTCGTAGGTTACCGGGACTGCATTGGTGATCTGCGCTCCGGTCAGCCCGGCCAGAACAAGCAAGAGAAAGACGGACAGCAGGGCGGCTCTGAAGATTATAGCTCTCATAGCTCACCTTCCTTTGTCCGCCTTCTTCTCGGAAGCCTTGTCCTTGTTCTGAGGCGGGGCAGCCATTTTGTTCTTTGGGGCCTCCTTGACCATTTTGGCAGCTCCCTTTTCTGCGGCGAATTTCGCGCATTCGGGAGAGACATCCTTGACCTGCCCCTTGCGGAAGGGTACGGAGATATGCCCTCCCTCAACGAATGTGAAGTTTTTCTCTACTCGGATAAGCGGCATGATCGGTTGCGGGCGGAGGCTGTTAACCTCCGCCCCCTCCATCGGCTGAGAGTTCAGAAAATCAGGCGGACATTTTCAGAAGCTTGATCGCCTCGGAATCGACTACCTGGCCGCCGACTCTCTTTGTGGTGTAGAAATGCACGTAAGGCTTGTTGGTGTACGGATCGCGAAGCACGCGCGTCCCCATCCGGTCGATGATCGTGTACCCGGCTTTGAAGTTGCCGAACGCAATCGGATAGGTGCCGCTGCCGATGTCCGGCATGTCCTCAGCCTCCACGAACCGGTAGCCGAGGATGGTCTGAGGCTGCCCGGCCTGCATGCTCGGCTGCCAGATGTAGTTGCCGTCCGCGTCCTTGAACTTACGGATTGTCCCCAGCGTCAGCCGGTTCATCATCCAGACTGCAAACGCTCTGTGCTTGGCTTTCAGAGCGGTGGTCATATCGACCAGGTCGTCCACCGGATTGACCTGGCTGGCTGCGTCGAAAGTCTTGAACGCGCCGTCCACGCCGGTCTTGATGAACTGCAGCTGGCCGAACGCCCGGACTCCGTCGCCGGATTCGGAATTCGTGTAGGACAGAAAGCCTTTCGGCTTGTTTGTCCCGTTGCCGTTGACGAAAGCCGCGGCCTCTTCCTGAGCGAACTCTGTGGCTACCTCATCGGAAAGCCACCTCTCCGCATCGAAGAACACGTCCTCGAGCATGGTCTGCGTGGCCGCCGGGTTTGCATAGATTTCGCCCATTACCGCCTCGACCTGTGCCAGCTGCGGAGTGTCGGTCTCCGGCCTTGCTTCAGTCTCGCCCACCCAGCCGGAAGCCGCTCCGTGCAGATTGACCAGCTTCTTCCAGTCGCTTGTGCTGACGGTGATCACGTTCGCCACCTGGCGAATCGGCGAGATGTCCTGCATCAGAGCCAGGATATCGGTGTCGATCACCTCCGGCACTGCATAGCCGCCGTCGGCGGGTGTGATCGTGTCCAGGGACTTCAGGTTCAAAGCCCTCTTTTCGAGATCGCGGAGGCCGTCGACCTTGCCCTTTCGCATGAAGTCATCGAAGGCTTTCCGATGCTCCTCCTTGACCTGGTCTTTCTCGGAAGACTCAGCCGAGAAGCCGGGCCTGTTGAGCCTGGTCTCCATCTGGTCGAGCCGTTCCTTGACCGCGCTCAGGCTGTCGAGCTCCTCGCTGAGCCTGTTGACTTTCTCCTCAAGCAGCGGGTCAGCGTGGCCCTTGCGCTCGATCTCGGCCAGGCGCTCATCGTTGGCAGTCTTGAACTGCTCGAAGGTCTGCTTGAGAGTCTCGATCAGTTTTTTCAGTTCGTCCATTGTCCCTTCTCCTTACGAAAGAATGTTGATTGTTTCAGTTAAAATCTGTTTGCAGACTTCTTCGTCAGCGTCCCGCTGATAAAGAGCCTTGTAGCCCTCGGCCAGAATCGCTTTTGCCTGGGCGCGGGAGAATCCTGCGTCCCGCAGGAAGCCCTCCATTTCGCGTTCTGTCGGAAGCTCTCCGGCCTGAAGCACGCTCTTCACGGTCTGCACCCTGGCTTCATCGTTGGCCGGGAAGGTTACCAGAGACACTTCCCACAGATCGATCTCTTTCAGAGTTGTTATCTCTGTCTCGCTGTCCTGCTCCTCCTTCACCACGTTATAGCCGATGGACAGCCCGGAGATCGCTCCCATCTGAAGCAGTTCGTAGGCTTCAGAGCCGCGAGCGGTTTTCATTGCAAGCCTGCCCTGGACGAACAGGCCGATGTCGTCCTCGTGCATTTCGGTGTAGACTCCCACCGGCTCGCCCGAGTTGTGCTGCCACAGAAGCGCCGGCATGCGTTTCTTTTTCTTCCATGCGGCCAGACTCCGCTTGAAGGCTCCTTTTGCGACAACCTCGCTGTCGGAGTCAACCACGTCAAACACGCTGCCGTAGCCGGAAAAGATTCCGTCATCTTCGAGTTCCTTCAGTTCGAAGGGGCGTTCGAGGTATTTCGTTAAGCGGTTCATTTTGCTGTCCTCTTCTGCTGCGGGTTCAAAAAGGATATAGTCGAACTCGTGATCTCTCAGCCACTTCTTGGCCTGAGCCACAGTGTATTTGTCTGCATCGAACCTGATTGCCTGAAGCTCAACGGTTTCATCTTCCATTATCCCCCAGATCGCATGAATGCCCGTCCGGAAATAATTGTTTTCCCGCCTGAATCGCACATATCGGTCAGGGTCTTTGAGCCTTGCCGAATGCTCTCCCGGATAAGGCATTTTTAAAATCCTATCGAAATCGTGCAGTCGCAGCCCTGATGCAGAGGCGGGTGAGACTTCGCGCCTCTGATTCTCATTGAATTGCCGTCTCCCCCCGGAATCTCATCGCCGTCTTCCGCGAAATTGCCCATTATCTCGATTATCCTGCCGTCAAGCCTCCGGCAGAAAGGACAGCTGTTGCCGTGCGCCACCCATACCAGTTTCGTAACTCCGGCCAGGAGATAGACCTTCTTTGTTACCGCGCTTTCAGCCTCCACCACCTCGCGGCTGGCTACCTTATGCGGCCTGGTCTGTTCCCATTCGTCCAGCCTCGCAGACACGGTTTCGGCGATCTGATCGGCCTCGGCCTCGCGGATAAGCTGCCTCAGCTGCCCCTGAGAAGAACCTGCATGTCTGCCGGCAAAGCTCTGGAGATAATCGGCAGCGAACCGCTCCATTTCCGGAGTCATTTCCGGCTCTATTCCGGTCTCCGGAGTTACGGCTCTCTGGACGTCCTCCGCGTAGGTCAGAAGCAGGCCGAGAAACTCAGACCGGGCAGCCTGCGGCAAGCTCTCATAGAAGGCCGTGAGCCAGGTTTCAAGAGCAGCGGGATCCCAGCCGGTTGTTATCGAATTAAGGGTTTCTCTGACAGCCGAAGTCTCGAACTTTACGAGCCTTTCGGCTTTCTCCTTGAACTTCGGATAATAGATGTTCCGCAGCCGCCGCCTCTCATCAACCGACCTGCGCCGAAGCGGAGTGAGAGACCTCACGTACACGCTGGCAGCTTTACTTCCCGCTTTGCCCGGCTCTCTGCCGGACTCTCCGGAGTTTTCCGCTCCCGATTCATCCATGTTGACAGGACGCCAGTAGCCCTGCCCCTTGCCGTCAGGAAGAGGATTCATGCTCTCTTTCGCTCTCCATTCGTCAGCATTGAGGATTCCGTTGCGCCGCATGATGTCGTAGGCTTCATTGCGGCTCTTGGCATCTCCGCGCAGCAGGCCGTCAACGAGGAACTCGGCGTAATAGGTCTTCCTCTCATCGGGAGTGAGCAGGCAGCGGCTTATGGCCTGCTCCCACCTTCTTATCCAGGGCATCATTGTATCGACAACGAACTCGATTGCCTGATGCTCAATGTTGCTGTATGTTGCCTGGCTCATCTCCTGAATTTTGTGCAGAGGCATGCGGAATATCCGGGCTATCTCGGCGATCTGGAACCTGCGGCTTTCAAGCCACTGCGCGTCCTCGCTGGTCATGGTGACCGGATTGAACTTGATGCCGTATTCAAGCAGCGCAGTTTTGCCCGCGTTCTCTCCGCTGTAGGCCGACTGCCAGCCCTCGATCAGGTTCTTTTTCGCGTCCTCATCGAGAGCGCCGTCCGAGTACTCAAGCACGCCCCCCGGCCTGGCCGCGTTGGCGAAAAGGACTGCTCCGTGCCGTTCAGCCGCCAGCGTCAGCCCGATTGTCTCCCGCGCATAGGCGATAGGCGATATCCCCAGCCAGCCGTTCAGGGTCATTCCGCGAAGATGAAATATCTTCTCCTTTGGAACCGCTTCCCACTTGCCCCAATCGTTCTGCACCTCATAGGTCAGTTCGTAATTCGAATTCATTTCCACCTTTACGCGATCCGGCTGAATCGGCAGCAGTTCGGCCACGCTTCCGTCAGACAGGCGGTTTATAAACGCGTAGGCATTGCCTCTCAAACAGGTATGCCCGGTCAGCATTTCCCGGAACTCGAAGCTTGACTGAAAATCGTTCGGCGCATCGTGCAGCCTGCTGTACAGAGCGTGCTCGGCTGCCCGCTGCCGCCACTCTCCGTCCCGCCTGATCAGATGCAGAGGCAGCTGAGCCACGGTCTCGGAGATCACTTTGAGACAGGCATAGACCGCCGACGCCTGCATCGCTCTAAGCGGCGTTACATGAATCCCGCTCGATGACTGACCTCCGTAAATGCTGAGAAGAAACTGCTCAAGCTCCTTTGGAGTCCGAGCGATTTTCGGATCGGATTTCTTTTCGTAGCCGAGCCTGGACATTATCCGCCGTATCATCCGAACCTCTCTCTTAGCGAACAAAAAAGGACGGCGAGTGCAGAGGTGCGGCTCCGCACAGCCGTCCTTCATTGTTCGAATAACGCGCTCAGATCGGCCTGTCCTCGCGCGAATTTTTTATATCACAAAAACCGAATGATCCTTGTACGGCATCGGCTTTTCCTCATGCCGGGTGGCCTGGTCAAGCGCCATGATCGAGGTGATCACTCCGTCAATCCTATTTGATGATTTCAGCCGGTCGGGCTTCACCGGCTTGATGTTTCCCGCCGGATCGGATTTCACTGTCGTGCAGCCGACCATCCAGGCCATCACCGGATTGCCGCCGTGAGCGATCTCCTGATTGAGCACCCGCTTCTCGAAATCCTTCGTTGCCGGAGACATTGTCATCATGCCCTGGCTGAATTCGACCGTGACGATTCCCTCATCCTGCAGGTGATTTATGATCTGCGTGGCATTGTAGGGATCGAACGCCAGTTTCTTCAGGTCGAACTTCCGGGCGTCCTCCTTGACCTGCTCCTCCACAAAGTCATAGTCTATTACGTCTCCTTCGGTGGCCGTGATGAATCCCTGCCTTATCCATACATCGTAAGGCACTCTGTCCCGCCTTACCCGCTCTCTCAGGTTCGCTCCCGGAATGAAGAAGCGGAAAAGAAACTGATACCTGTCCTCCTCTCCCTGGGGCGGAAAGCAGAGCGTCCAGGAGGTAACGTCCACAACGGTTGACAGATCGAGAGCGCCGCAGCAGACCCGGCCTCTCAAATCCTCCTCGTTCACCGGGAAGCTGCAGCTGTTCCAGCTTTTCTGGGTTATCCAGGCCGTTACAGCCTCAGTCCAGATATTGAGCCGCTTGGTCTTGAACTCGTTCTGCTTCGTGGGAGACTCGACAGCCTCATGACACATCTGCTGCATGTCCCGGAGCTTGACCGAGACTCCCAGGTTCGGATTGGCTTTTATCCAGACCGATTCGTCCATCCAGTCATCGGCTGGCCGGATAACATTGCCCTGTTCGTCCTTTTCCTCTTCGTCCAGGGTGTAGATGATACCGAAGACCGAGTCGTCTTCAAACACGCCCTCCAGGACGTTGGTCACATACTCCCGCTGGATGTAGCAGGGGCACTGCTTCTTATATCCGGCGGTCGTGATTATAAACATCATCGGCTGGCGCCGGGCGCCCATGGCCGTTCTCAGCACATCGTAAAGGCCGCTGTCCGGGTGAGCGTGATACTCGTCTATGATCGCTCCGTGAACATTCAGGCCGTCCTCTGTTTTGGAGTCCCGGCCCAAAGGCTCGAACCTGCTGGCTGTGTCCAGGACGTGCAGGTTGTCCCGGACTATGCCTATCCTCTTCCTCAGAGTGGGAGAGGACAGAACCATGCGCTCGGCTTCGCCGTGAACTATCTTCGCCTGCTTGTACTTGGTAGCCGCCGTGTAGACCTGCGCCCCGGGCTCGCCGTCCGCATCGAAGAGATAGAGGCCGACCCCGCTTGCCAGCGGGCTTTTGCCGTTCTTTCTGGCGCACTCGATGTAAACAACCTTGAATCTGCGGCAGCCGTCCTCTTTCCTGAGCCAGCCGAAAGAGGCCGACAGAATGAACTGCTCCCAGGGTTCAAGCAGAAAAACCTGCCCGGCCCATTCGCCCAAAGAATGATGCAGATATCTGTGAAAGAACTCTATCACATGACTGGCTGCATCTTCGCTGTAAAAGTACGGAAAGTCCGGATCGCTCTCCGCTTTTTCCAGGTCGCGGAGATGCCTCTGCACGGCAAGTTTTGTCCACTTGCATGTCGGTATCTTCCCGCTCAGCACGTCGTAGGCGTACTGCATTGCCGGAGGCGTTTCAGGCTTTCTTCCTGCCACGGAATTCCTCGTATGGATCGGCTTTCGGCTGCTCCAGTTCCAGCTTTATCCGGCTCCTGGCGCTGGGATTCATTCCGAACTCGGCCAGGATTTTCGACGCCTTGTCCCACGCCAGGTCCCGCGCACCGGCCACCGGGCTTCGCTGCAGGATGAACCGGTCGACCTCTTTCTCGATCTTCTCTCCGGTCTCCGGGTCGACATAAGTCTTGGTCTCTTTGCCGTTCTTGACCTTGATAAATACGCCAACCTTTTTTACCTGGTCTGAAAGCTTGCGGTACTCCAGGAAATACTCGCAGAAAACAGCCAGAGAGAGATCGTCGACCTCTGTCAGCACGCCCATGTCGTAGAGCTTCCTTGACACCGCATCCCAGATTTTCCGCTCTTCCTTGTTCAGGAATGACGGGCATTCCGGGATGGTTCTCAGCGGCTGAGGCTCCCGGTCGTTAAGCGGCCTGCGGCCTGGATTGCCCTTGACCAGCTTGAATTGGGTCGGTTCCGGTTTTGGTCCTCTTGCTCCCATTTATGCCTTCCTCTCCCCCTCCTAAAGGGGGGGGTGAAAACTTGCGACACTCGAAAATTTACTGGACGCCCGGTCTGGAGAGCCTCAGTCCGGCGTGATTTTACCCCCTTATCCCTCCTAACTCGCTTTTCTTTTCTGATGCTCTTTACACAGCTTCACTATCGCCTGCGCAGGTTCGCTGCCCAGCACTGACTTCACCAGATCGGCTTCCTCACCGCTGAAGATCAGAGACACGCGGAATAGCTTGGTCTCTTTCATCTTCATGTTCCGCTCTTCGGTGGTCTTGGCCTCCCTGATGATCTTCTCGCGCTCCCGCACATCCTCGGTCGCCTTCTTCGACATGGCAGTGATGTGGACCGTGCCGTCCTCGTTCTCCTTCAGAGTGTAGGCTTCGGTTGAGCCTTTCTTCGCTCTTTCAAGGTCGTCCTCCGCCACTTCATCAGGCCGCCAGGCATCGCAGAAATCTTCATTCGCCAGGTCTTCCGGCGCGGCTATGTCTTCCAGAAGCCTTTCCATTTCCACATCGCTCATCATCAGACTGTCCATTGCCCAGTCCAATGCGCCAAGCTCCTGGAGGTCCCGCAGGACATCGGCGGTCAGATTTATGTCCTCTGTTCCTCTGGCTCTGTTGTGGCGCAAGGTGGCGATCCTCATCTGCTCAGGAGTCATGTCCGTGTAGACCACCGGAATCTGATCAAAGCCGAGAACCTTTGCCGCTCTCCACCTGTGTTCTCCGTCAACGATCACTCCGTTCTTAAGCGCAACTATCGGCTGAGTGAAGCCGTCCTCCTCCATTGATTTCAGAAGAAGCTCAAAGTCGTGCTCGTTCTGCCGGTTCGGATTGTAGTCGTTGGGTTTGAGCTTTCTTATGTCCACATAGACCACTTCGAGCCTCTTGAGAACCTTGTTTTTCTTTTCAATGAGCCTGCGGCCTCTGGCCTTGATCTTCTCGCTTACTTTGCGCTGCGTCTCTTCCGGTGTCGTGTTGAATTCCTGCTCGCTCATGCTTTCCCCCTAACCGCAGCCTCCCGGACTTGACAGCATTTTCGAATCTGTGGTAGACTCGCTAGCGCAATCGCGGACTTCGCTGTCCGTGCCGGGAAGCGCAGACTTTGTCTGGTCTGATGTTGCCGCATCAGACGGTTAGGGGGAGCCCTCCTCCCCCTGCCCGCTTCCTGGGACTGTTTTAAAATGTAGGTTTGCCGCCTCCCCACGTGCCGGAGCCCGGCCTGAAGAACTCAGGCTCGACCGGAGGAAGGCGGTCGTATTTCAGGCTGAACGGATCCCCCATGTACATGACCATCGCCATCTGCCGCCAGCTTGCAAGCTGACCGCACTTGCGGCACGGCGAATTTTGCGGAAAAGGGCTGTTCGAATGATAGGCATGCTCCTTTAAGTGCCTCTCCATGACCTGAGCCGATCTGTCCGCTATCCAGTCCGGAGCTTCTTCGATGCAGGTTCTTCTAAAGCACTGCTCCCAGGTTTCGCCCATCCTGCGGATCGGCTCGACTGCGCGCCTGCCGAACATCGCCGCCGTCCTCACTCCCGGAAGCCGTTTATTCACCTTTTCAAACCACTTCGGCCAGGCCCGCATTGCCACGTTCAGGGTGTTCAGCCCGGCAGCCGTGAGAGTCGGCGGAGCTATCCGGAGGTTCTGCCTCGGCACTCCGAGCCGGTTCATGGTGTCGTAGGCTGAGTTGTAGTCCCACTTGTTGTCCTTTATCGCCTTCCAGACGTCTCCGTCCGTCCAGTCGTAAATCGGCCTCACTCTGCGGGTGCCCCAGCTGTCCTTTGCGGTCAGGTGGCCCCTGCTGCTGAATATTCCGAGAGAGCGGTGGATGCTCTCAGCCGCCCGCAGGCCGATCACGCAGAACAAATCTTTGCCCTCAGGCGGCGGAAACCGCTTCGGATAGCAGATTCCCTGGATATACTTCTCAGGGATGTACTTTGCGATCTCCGGAGGCTGCCTGACCCACTCTTCGGGCTTAAGGAGCGGGTCAAAAGTCCAGAAATAAGGCTCTTTCCGGTTAAAGACGTTCACTACCGGCTGATTGGCTACGAGCCAGTGAAATTCAACCTCCGGCCTGGCCGCAACCCGCTCGGAGTACTCGAAAGTCCCCGGAAACATGATCTCTTCATCTCGCATGACCACCTCGACCGGCAGACGCCCGGTCATGGCTGCCGCGATGATGCAGATTTCAAGACAGACCCCTGAATCCTTGCCTCCGGAGAAAGAAACAACTATCCGGTGGCCCTGCTCATACAGCTCGACCATCCGCTCGATGGCAGCGTCAAAGACGTTCTTATTCAGGTATCTCCGGGGCAATTTTCTCTCCGATCACGACCTGGAAAAAGCACTGATCCGGCCACAGCCGCCCGATGGTTTTTGCTTCGAGTTTCAGAAGCCGGGCAAGTGCTTTCCGGCTCCAGTCAAGACGGTTCGGCAGCCAGCTGAAGCCGAAGCATTCAATTATCCTGAATCCTGAGAAAAGCAGCCTGAAGGGGCGGTTCCGCCAGCACAGCTTCTGCACCTGATAGCCGCCCATCTCTGTAAAATCCGGCTTCTCGGCGGCGTACCCGGGGCCGAAAGCCATCAGGAAGACCTTTCCGCCCGGCCTCAGCACTCTTCTGATCTCGCTCACGGCCCTGTACGGCCTGCGGCAGTATGAAAAACTGCCGAAAAAGCTCACCGCGATATCGAAGCTCTCCGGCTGAAACCTGAGACGCTTCATGTCCGCCTGAAGGAAGCGGAACCGGGGGAACTTCATTTTTGCCTGCCGGAGCATGGTCTTTGAGATGTCGACTCCTGTGTAGTGCCTCGGAGAGACCTTCACGTGCTCGAGGAACAGCCCGGTGCCGCAGCCGAGATCAAGGATATCTCTGCCGGTCAGAGAGCCGGTTTTCTGTCTGAAAAGGTCAAAAACTGCCTCGTTCTCGGCCAGATCGATTTCTCTTTGAAAGCTCTGGTCGTAATGCTCTCCCAGGATATCGTAAGCCCACCCTGCCGGTATGGCCGCGCCCGGAGGCGGGCATTTCCCTGTATTTTTTCGCTGTAAGGTTGCCTCGACCATCGTTTCACTTCCTCAGGACTGTTTCTCCCGGCCTGCGCTGATATTCTCTCCACCAGCGTTCTATGACCGGCTGCCAGGACTGCCAGCTGTTTTTTCGTCTCTCATCGGCCTGTATCCGCCTCAGACATTCGTTCTCGGAGACTTCAAAGACCACGATCTCGGCCTTCAGGCTCTTCTGCAGAGAGGCTCTTTCGCCCGCCTTCGCGCCGGTGGTGATAATCCAGGCCCGGTTTATACTGTGAGCCAGCTTCAGCCGCCGGATAACCGCGTCTCTGGCCGCCAGCGCGAAAGGCACAAGGCAGTCGGGCTTTTCATATTCAGGCAGGCCGCTTATAGCTGTGAAAAGAGCGTCCAGGTTAACGATCAGATCGCCCCACCTGGCCTGCCTGGCTACCCATTCGGTCTTGCCCGCTCCCGGAGGGCCGCAGACAACCGTTACTTTGGCCCTTTCTCCTGCGGACGCCTTCGGCCCTCTGTTCTCAAGAGCCGTCTTTTTCGCATGGCAGGCCCGGCAAAGACTCTGGTGGTTTTTGGCATCCCAGAAGAGCGGATCGTTCGGCCCGCTCACCGGGATTATGTGATCGACTTCGGCGGCCTGAGTCAGCCTGCCCTGCCGCTCGCACCCGGCGCAGAGCGGATGAGCCTTCAGGTATCTTTCCCGGTATCGCTGCCATCTGCCGCCGTAGCCCCGCTGCGCCGCCGTGCCCCGGCGCTCATCGCAGCTTTTTCGATCCCGGCTTTCATGCTCTGAACAGAACCGCTTCCCTTTTTCAACCAGGTTCGGGCAGCCGGGCCGGGAGCAGGCTTTTTTCGAGGCGGTCGGCATAGTCTGCGCTACTCCGACTGAGGCCGGGTCCTCAGTTCCCTGAGGATTTCATCCAGCTTTTTGTCCACCTTCTGGAACTGCTCCTGAAGAGTCTTGATCTGCTCGTCCTGACGGGTGTCGGTGGCGGCCTGGCTGATGCCGGTGGAGAACTCCCATGCGGTGATCGAAATGATCACCGTTGCCAAAATGGGAATAACGACATACCACCATCTGTTGTTGTTCGCAGTCAAAACTTTACCCTCAGAACTTTATCTCCACTCCCGCCTGCCAGCGCGGAAGCGAAACATCAGGAAGCTTCAGTCTGTACGTCCCCCAGGCCGACCAGCGGCCGTGGGAATATCCCCCGCCGATTCCGTGCCCGGACAGATTGATGTTCAGCCCTGATTCCCGGCGGGGGCCGCAGAGTTTTTTACGTTTTGAGCTTCCAGGATTTTCTTGCCCTGGCTCGATGTCAGCCCCCGGCTCATGCCGTCTGCGATCCCCTGGCCGAGCACGCCGCCGAGACCGGATGTGGAAATACCGGCTATCGCCCACTGAATCACATCGGCGGGTATATCGGGCCAGAAGTTGTAAAGAGCCAGCACCAGGCAGTTGCCCAGGATAGTGCCGATAAGCATGATGATTTTCTTGGACAT